GAGACATATACGAATCCTATATTTTAGAACGATACAAGGATGGATTGACAGGTAGAAGAACACGGGTTGCCAATCCAAATCCAGATGTCTTCAAAGCAAAACCAGTATTTAAAACAGGGACTAACCTTCCAAATATTTCTAGTCTAAATAATGAACATCCCGCAAGAAAGTACCTTGAACAAAGAGGCATTACAGGGTCGAAACTCGACCTCATCTACTATGCAGATAAGTTCAAAGAGTACATCAACTCGCAGAAGCATACATTTGACAATCTCCAGAATGATAGACCCCGTATCATCATTCCGTTAATCGATAAAGACGGACAATGGTTTGGTGTACAGGGTAGATCCCTAATGCCCAATTCCAGACTCCGTTATATAACCATTCTTTATAATGAAAACAAACCAAAGGTCTTTGGACAAGACAGACTTGATCCAAACAAACCAGTCTACCTCGTGGAAGGACCGTTTGATTCCCTCTTCTTGGAAAACGGTGCTGCTATGTGTGGGTCCGATCTTGATCCTAGGTCGCTTGGTTGGAGCGATTGTGTTTATGTTTTTGATAACGAACCACGTAACAAACAAATCACCGACAGGATCTCAGGGACCATCGACAGAGGTTACAAAGTAGTAATCTTCCCGTCAGGTATCCAACAAAAGGACCTTAATGATATGGTTCTTGCTGGACACAACGTACAAACCCTGGTAGAATCAAATACCTATCAAGGATTACAAGCAAAATTAAAATTATCTCAATGGAAGAAAGTATGAACGTAATTAAAAGAGACGGTATCGCCGTCCCTCTCAACCTTGACAAGGTACACAAGATGGTTGAGTTAGCGTGTGATGGTCTCACTGGTGTAAGTGAATCACAAGTTGAGATGAATGCCAATCTACAGTTCTTTGATGGCATCAAGACATCCGAAATCCAAGATATTCTTATTCGCTCAGCGAGTGATCTAATCGATTTAGACGCTCCAAATTATCAGTATGTAGCAGCACGTCTCCTTCTGTTTAACGTACGCAAGCAGGTCTTTCCAGAGTGGGCAGACGAGGTTGGTTATCCACATCTCCAAGACCACGTACAGCGTTGTGTAGACGCAGGAGTATATGATGGCAGCATCCTAAATAAATATAGTCCTATAGAGTGGGATTGTCTGAATAGTTATATTGACCACGAACGTTGTATGGGTTTTACCTTTGCAGGGTTGAGACAAATTGTAGATAAGTATCTAGTACAGGATAGAAGCACTGGGATTCTTTATGAGACACCTCAGTATATGTACATTATGGTTGCGGCAACACTCTTTCAAGACTATCCAAAAAATTCTAGACTTGAATATGTACAACGATACTACACAGCAACCTCCAAAGGGAAAATCAACCTCCCAACGCCAGTGCTCGCAGGAGTTCGGACAACACTTCGTCAATTTGCATCTTGTGTTCTCGTTGATGTTGATGACACCCTCGATGGTATCTTTAGCAGTGATATGGCTATTGGTAAATACGTCGCACAACGTGCTGGTATCGGTATCAACGCAGGCAGAATCCGTGGCATCAACGCTAAAATCAGAGGTGGAGAGGTACAGCACACAGGTGTTATCCCCTTCCTCAAAAAGTTTGAATCAACTGTACGTTGCTGCACGCAAAACGGTATCAGAGGTGGTTCTGCTACAGTTCATTTTCCTATCTGGCACCAAGAAATAGAAGATATTCTTGTTCTCAAGAACAACAAAGGAACTGAAGATAACAGAGTCAGGAAACTTGACTACTCTATTCAGATCAGTAAACTGTTCTATGAAAGATTCATTCAGAATGCGACGATCTCTTTATTCAGTCCTCACGATGTCCCTGGTCTATATGATGCTTTTGGGACTGATGATTTCGATGCTCTCTATGAGAAGTACGAGCAGGACGAAACGATTACTAGACGCACCATTGATGCATCGCAAATTGTTCTCTCACTATTGAAAGAGAGAGCAGAGACTGGTCGTATTTACATTATGAATATTGACCACTGCAATAGTCACTCTTCATTCAAAGATAAGGTTAGTATGTCTAACCTCTGTCAGGAGATCACTCTTCCTACAGATCCTATCTCTCACATTGATGATGACGGTGGTGAGATTGCATTGTGCATCCTCTCTGCTATCAACGTGGGTAAACTTCGTAACCTCAATGAGATGGAGGAACTATGTGACCTTGCAGTACGTGGTCTTGAAGAACTAATTGAATATCAAAATTATCCTGTTAAGGCAGCAGAACGTTCTACTCTTGCACGTAGATCACTTGGTGTTGGTTACATTGGACTAGCACATTACCTTGCTAAGAATGGTTTTAATTATGCTGATCAAGGTGCTTGGGATCTAGTTCATAGACTAACTGAGTCCTTCCAATTCAATCTACTTAAGGCATCCAATGCTATCGCTATGGAGAAGGGTGCGTGTGAAGGTTTCCAACATACAAAGTATGCCGATGGAATTCTTCCCATCGATACATATAAGAGCGAGGTAGATGAAATTTCTAACGTAGAACTTGCATATGATTGGGATAGTCTTAGGGAATCTATCAAACAGTTCGGACTCAGGCACAGCACTCTGTCCGCACAAATGCCTTCGGAGAGTAGTTCCGTTGTGTCAAACGCAACCAATGGAATCGAACCACCTAGAGACTACCTGTCCATTAAAAAATCAAAGAAAGGACCTCTTAAGCAGATTGTTCCAGGTTTCCCGTACTTAAAAAATAAGTACACTCTACTATGGGAAATGCCTTCCAATGAAGGTTATATTAAAATCGTCGCTGTGATGCAAAAGTTTTTTGACCAAGCAATCAGTGGCAACTGGAGTTATAATCCAGGAAATTATCCCGATAACGAAGTACCCTCTTCCGTTATGGCAATGGACCTATTGAACACATACAAATACGGTTGGAAAACATCCTACTACCAGAACACTTATGACAATAAGAAAGATGGTGAGGAAGAACCAACAGTGCAAATCACAAACAACGTAGATCAACTAGTAAACGAACTATTGGAGGCAGAGGAAGACTGTGACAGTTGCAAAGTTTAAAATCTCCGAAGGAGATCAACGACCCAAGAAAGGCATCGACAAAATTACAGTATTTAATAAAACGAAACACGATACAAAAAAGCAACCAATGTTCTTCGGACAACCTCTTGGTGTCCAGAGATATGATGCGTTTAAGTATCCTGTGTTTGATAGACTAACCAATTCACAATTAGGATTCTTTTGGAGACCCGAAGAGGTATCTCTCCAGAAGGATCGCTCTGACTTTCAAGACTTATCTGATGCACAGAAGCACATCTTTACTAGCAATCTAAGGTACCAGATCCTCTTGGACTCTGTACAAGGTCGTGGTCCTGGAATGGCATTCATTCCATATTGCTCACTACCTGAACTTGAGTCTGCGATGATTGCGTGGGAGTTTATGGAGATGATCCATAGTCGCTCTTACACATACATCATCAAAAATGTTTATGCAAACCCTGAAGAGATCTTTGATACTATTCTTGATGACGAGAAGATCGTCGCACGTGCTAAGTCTGTGACTGAAGCATATGATGAGTTCATCAACTACGCACAGGAATGGGGACAAGGCAACTGGTGGAAGTCAGATTGGAAAGATTCTCCTTCTGCATTCTGGGAGAAGAAAGAACTCAAGCGTAGACTCTATAGAGCAGTTATGAATGTGAATATCCTTGAGGGTATTCGCTTCTATGTTTCATTCGCTTGCTCTTTTGGATTTGGTGAACTTAAAAAGATGGAAGGATCTGCTAAGATCATTTCACTTATCGCACGCGATGAGTCACAGCACCTTGTACTTACTCAGAATATTTTGAACAAGTGGAAGGAAGGTGACGATCCTGATATGATCGACATCATCAAAGAAGAAAAGCAGAACGTCTTGGAAATGTTCCAACGTTGTGTAGAAGAGGAGAAAGATTGGGCAGAGTATCTGTTCAAAGATGGTTCTATGATCGGACTCAATGCTAAACTTCTCGGACAATATGTTGAGTGGACTGCTAATCGTAGGATGAAGGCAATCGGTATCGATCCTATCTACGATATTCCTGCTAGAAACAATCCACTTCCTTGGACAAATCATTGGTTGAACTCTAAAGGTCAACAGAATGCACCACAGGAAACTGAGATTGAATCCTATGTTGTAGGAGCAATTAAACAAGACATCAAAAAAGATACATTCTCTGGATTCAAACTTTAATTATGTTTATTGGTGAAGTCCCGACCTCTGTGTCGGAACCCATCAAGGCAAGACTATTGAATAGTCCTTATTGGCCTTGGTATATGATTACTGAAACAACTGGGTATGATCCTAAGTTCAATGATTCTATCCCCGATGAAATGTCGGGGGAGGATCCTCAGTTTCAACACACAGTAGTAAACAATCAAGGAGAGATCTCTTCCCAACACGCTTGGGATATTGTTGTCGAACCTTTGTGGAAACATATATCTGAAAACTTTTCCGATGAACTTGGAGACTTTGAAAAGTTCAGACGTATCAAAATCAATCTATTAACTAGGAAAGAGTCAAAGCATTTATACCATACACCACACGTGGATTATGATTTTCCACATATGACGTTGTTGTATTATGTGAATGACTCGGATGGTCCTACGTTCTTCTTCAATGAAACGTATGATGGATCACGTAAAAAACTGACGATGAAAACTAAGATCGAACCACGTCAAGGGAGGTTTGTTATCTTTGACGGTCATAATTTTCACGCGAGCAGTAATCCGCAATACAATGACTATCGATGCATAATCAATTTAAATTACATCTCAAGTTCCTCGGGCAACTTAAGCGGGATCTTAAACGAGATAAGGGCATAGGCACGCAGACGCAGTACCGTACCAACAGGAAGCGTAACAAAAAGAAAAAGATTGCTAAATAATACAGGATATGTTATCATATCCATACGTTCATCTCGCAAGAGACGCAAGTAAGTCGCGGAACGGAGCGTTCATCCCTATGTTTGGACCATTATTATGTTAATGCATCTAATGATTTTAGCGTATTCAGATCTCCATTGTGTCGATGCTGCTGTACTGATAGGTAGAGTTGCTAAGCACGAACAGTTATCTAGACAGGTAAAGGTTGAGATCGTTCAAACCATTCAGGAATCAACTCCTGAGTGTCCGTGGGACGCAAACGACTAAAGGAACGGACCTAAAAATCCAACTACTTTAGGAGTAACCAAATGGAACTTATCACGTATAGAGGCGTTAAGTATAACGCCAAAGAGTACAAAGCAAAGGTACTTGCCGAAGCATCATCAAACCGCAACCACGATTTGATGTACAGAGGCGTCAAAGTTGAACGCAAGTTCGCATCAAAGAGTTAAGATGGATCTATCATCACCGCTAATGGTGGTGGGACTCATAACATTGGGATCTGCCACGTTCCTAACCTTAATCTATGCAGAAGTAAAATTCTTGCACCAGTGGGGTTAGGACCGTGCGACTCAAGATCTCAATAGATTATGGGTTGCCAGAGTATGACGAGAATAAACACAATCCCGAAAAGGTCTTCGCCTTTCTTTGCTATCGGGGAGTGTACTATGCCAAATGGTGTAAAATAAACTTGTCATTCAATCAAAACACTTCGGTCAAATAACTTCGTGAAACGCACACCCTTTTCAAGGGTGTTTTTTTATGCTAGGATATATAATATTAATATAATAAGGTACTACCCGAATGAAAATCTTCCTAGATTGTTCGGACCCCGAACTTATCCATCACGCAATGGAAACTTGTCTCATTGATGGTGTAACTACTAACCCTTCTCTTATGTTGAAGGCAGGTAGGAAACCTAGAGACGTGATCCAAGAAATCAGTGATCTTTTTTCTTGGGATGCTTCAATCTCTGCAGAAGTTATGGGCGATACAGCAGAAGAAATGATTGAAGCAGCAAATGAATACTATAGTATTGCCCCCAACGTCACAGTTAAACTTCCCTGTACAAGGGAGGGACTGATTGCCTGTAGTGATCTCTCATCCGATGGTATCAGTACAAACGTAACCTTAATTTTCTCAGTCTCACAAGCAATCCTCGCTGCAAAAGCAGGAGCATCTATGATGTCTCCTTTTGTTGGTAGACTGAATGACAATTCTTTCTCAGGTATATCACTAGTTCAAGCAATCTCTAGAGTCTATCGTATGCACGATGTAGATACAGAGATCCTTGCTGCATCTGTACGCGAAGTGCACCAAGTCGCACGTTGTTTTGATGCAGGAGCAGACATTGTGACTATGCCATATCAAGTGTTCAATAAAATGTACAACCATATCTTGACAGACAATGGTCTAGAGAGATTTGAGAAAGACTGGGCAGAACTACAGAACCAATTACATATTGACGAATGAAACTCTGGAAACAAAAAGTAAACATCCCTGATGTTGGCGAGGTCTTCGTGGAAGCGGAGACCAAATTTCCTTGGGAAGTGAAGGGACATATTGAGCGTATCCTCAAAATGGACCACGGAATTTCAAAGTTTGATATGATAGGTGCCCCCGAAGAAGTGAACAAATGATTTACCTCAAGGCACTTATGTTATTCTCATCCATCTCCTTGTTTTGTTACTGGGGGATTACCAATGCAGGACCTACCTAATGCAAAAGAAAAATCTAAAGACACTCATCCACGACATTGAGATAGCACTAGCAGAACTCAAGTCCGAAGTCTATTCCGATACATATGCATACCGTATAAGTAGTTCGGATAATGACAGACAAACAACCTATCGTGACATCAACGACGAAGACGGGATCTGCGATTGACTATGAGAACCCCTGGATATTTGAAGGAACCCCTTTTCTATCTGAGAACATTGACCCTTATTTCGGTTTTGTCTATCGGATTACAAACCTTCAAAGTGGCAAGCAATATATCGGACGGAAGTATTTCTGGTCAAAAAGAAAACCTAGAGGTAAGACTAGGAGAGTTACAACTGAAAGCGACTGGAAAAAATACTACGGCAGTTGTCCTGAACTTACTCAAGATATTAAACTCCTCGGACGTGGAGCATTCAAACGAGAGATACTCTCCCTACACCTTACGGGAGGTAAAACAAATTATGAAGAGACAAAACAACTCTTCATCAACGGTGTCCTCACAGAGTGTGACGGATCAAAAAAACCTGCCTTCTACAACTCCAACATTCTAGGTAGGTACTACAGAAAAGATTACTTCCCACACCCCTTGACTTCAGAGTAAACCTGATATATAGTATGCTCTGTAGTTCGAAGGCAAGAACAATGTCCTCCTTTAAAACGGATGATTACGATTCTAAAAATCAATTTCTCACATCTACAATAGAGGTTTTGATTGACAAGATGCACGAACATCTAGCAGAGAAAGAATTTAATAGGGCGAAGGTTATCGCAGAGCGTATTGCTCAACTACAAAAACAGTAGATGCTTGAGGTCCAGTAGCTCAGTGGAATAGAGCAACTGCCTTCTAAGCAGTCGGTCGATGGTTCGAATCCATCCTGGATCGTTCCCTTCGGGGATTTATAGTCTAGTAGTACGAGGTAGCATTATGCCTATCAGTAAGAGAGACCTCAATTATTTGAGGGATGTTGTTAACGGAGACATCGCGCTTGATTACGAGAACCCATCTCTATTCAAACGTTTGTTCAAATATTACGAGTCTGTTGGTGTCCAATTCTTTGGAGATCCAGACGAGGATTACGAACTCTTTGTAGACAATCTTGCTCTAGACATTGGACCCACTTTTTAAAGTGGCACACCGACCCTCGACAAGAGGGTCTTTTTATGTGTATAGTGATAACAGTTAAACAAATTCTATGGACCTTATCCACGAACGCTATCCTTACAAGTATGTTACCTGTGGAAAACTAGAGATCAATGGCAAACCAGATTGCAGGATCCTTAAGTTCAATGAGTACACAGAACGTTACCAGACGATGTACTACTGTGACAATATGGATCAGATGATGACTGCTATCGAAGACTTCGATTACACCAAGTGGTTGGACCCTGCAGGTGTCCCTTGCTACGAACGTGATACAGTTTCGACACAGTAATCAAGGTATTCTGACTTAGGGGTTGACAAAAGTTTACAATCCCTATATAATTGTAACAGTTCTTAATACTTGATCAATGACAACTATCACCGAACAAGGCGGAAGACAAAACATTTTCGCTAAAGAACCTGAAATGCAGGTTATGGATGTTTCAGTTACTCATAACGAGATTGCTGAAAAACTGAATGGTAGACTAGCAATGCTTGGTTTTACCACAGGTTTGATTTCCTATATCGCAACAGGAAACTTCTTTTTCTTTGGAATCCTTGGTTAGTCTAATGATCAAATCAATTTTTCCTAACATCGCATTCCTCTGTGTACTAGGTTACACAGCAACTAACGGACTACCGTTCGTATTTTCTTAAACACCCTATCGGAGACTCACAATGACACCTGAAGCAGAAAGATTTAATGGATGGGCAGCAATGCTCGGTTTCGTAGCAGCAGTAGGCGCTTACGTTACAACTGGACAAATCATCCCTGGAATTTTCTAGGATGAGAACCAACACACAATTCTCAGTCCCTGAGCAGAGCACACAGACCTCTGCCAAGGCAATCGCCATCGAACCACAAAAGGTTTGGGCAGAAACTTGGAACGGTAGAATAGCAATGATCGGTTTGGTCGCTGCTGCTTGTTCTGATTTGTTAACTGGGCATATGTTCTTCGGATTATTCTGATAGAATAAATACGTTCAACGAAACGTATAACTATGACACCGAACCCAGACCAGTTATGGGAGGATATGGAAAAACTCAATGCACTCTATCAAGAATTGTGTTGGGAACCCGACGACCATCTGGAGTTCGGTCTGGATGTAGTCAACTCTGAAAATGTAATCGTTATTAAAAAACGAAATGATTGAACTTCTCACGTATTATGTTATCGGTGGTGCTCTCATTATTGGACCACCTGCAGTCTTTCTCATCATTGCTATGATGGGTGCTATCCAAAATACGAAAGGTCGTATGGTTGGATACAAAGACCACAAAACTTATGGCGACATCTCATTTTACGAGAACGCACCAGTTGATCAAACGAAGTTTTATCTAGTTCTATCAAATGATTGAATGGATCTGTGCAACGTGCTCTTTCAATGAATCGAGAGCACTGCAGTACCTACAGCAGCGTCAAGGGATCAGAGATCCTCTGGCGCTTTCTGTTGTTATGGCAAACATCAAACAGGAATCAAAGTTTGTTCCTAATGTTTGTGAAGGTGGTGACCTTGTTGACTGGCAAGACTGTCATAAGGGAGGGTATGGTCTAATCCAATGGACATCTGAGTCACGCTATGCAGGACTTGGAATGTTCTGTGCTAAGTATGGATTGAATCCATCGTCTTTCGAGGGACAGTTGCGTTATATGTCGAACGAATATCAATTTCAACAGGCACTACTGACGTGGCAAATCCCTGGTCGTACCTACGCTGAATACCATAGTGCAGCATACAGATGGTTAGGTTGGGGAGTAGAAGGACCACGAAGCACTTATACATATAATTACCTGGATCGACTATCAAAAGTCTCCGCTGATGAAAAAGTTCAATCTTCAAGTTCAAATCAAAGACGAGTGGGTCACTTTGAGAAACTACTCGGGTTTATCGGAATTAAAGGGTAATTTCTATACAAAGGTTTGCGAAATGTCGAAACCTTATGTACCATATTATTGTAACGTTAGGATGGTTCCCGATGGTAACTAATGACTGGAGATACTCCGATGAAATGATGGAGTACAGAGCAACTCTATTGCAAAGATGTGTTAATTGGAAAGGAGAACTTACCAATAAACATTATGATTTTTGTGATTGGGTTATGAGCAGTGGGCAATATAAAAGACTGATGGAAGTTGAGCAAATTGATTCGGAACTGTTTACACACGAATTATCATCACTCTATCTGGAATACTATTATGACACCGAAATTACTAGCAAACAAAAAGATCGCCAAACGTCTGATTACTAATGCGATGAAGCACCCTGAGAACTATACTCAGGAAGAGATCAATTATGCTTTCGCAACTCTCCGTCATATCAAAGCGGAGAAGGCACAAAAAGAACTGGCACAAGGGGTTGACAAATCTTGAACATTCAATGTATTATACATAGTGTTGAATGTTACGGAATGTAAACAATTCCTCAACTATTACTGCTCCCCTTAAACCGAGACCTCTAGGGAGAATAAATTACGTCTCTCATACCTGCTGCTGAGGGTGCATCAGGAATATCTATCAGTGTTTCCCTGCACTATTACCTAACCCTTTTTTCAATGTCTATTTCAAGTCCAACTATTACACGCCAGCGTGGTGGTCTCCTCTCAGGATGGGACGAACTATGTAACTGGGTCACAAGCGTTGACAACCGCATCTATGTCGGTTGGTTCGGTGTCTTGATGATTCCTTGCTTACTTGCCGCTGCTACTTGTTTTGTAATCGCGTTCATCGCTGCTCCACCTGTGGACATCGATGGCATCAGAGAACCTGTTGCAGGATCTCTTATGTATGGTAACAACATCATTTCTGGTGCTGTTGTCCCTTCTTCAAACGCAATCGGTCTACACTTCTACCCAATCTGGGAAGCAGCATCACTCGATGAGTGGTTGTATAACGGTGGTCCTTTCCAACTCGTTGTATTCCACTTCCTAATCGGAATCACAGCATACTGTGGTCGTCAGTGGGAACTTTCATACCGTTTAGGTATGCGTCCTTGGATCTGTGTCGCTTATTCAGCACCAGTATCTGCAGCATTCGCTGTGTTCTTGGTGTATCCTTTCGGACAAGGTTCATTCTCAGATGCGATGCCTCTTGGTATCTCAGGTACTTTTAACTATATGTTCGTGTTCCAAGCAGAGCACAACATTCTTATGCACCCCTTCCATATGATGGGAGTAGCAGGTGTGTTTGGTGGTTCTTTATTCAGTGCAATGCACGGTTCACTAGTCACTTCATCTCTAATCAGAGAGACTACTGAGCAAGAATCTCAGAACTACGGTTACAAGTTCGGTCAAGAAGAAGAGACTTACAACATCGTTGCCGCTCACGGTTACTTTGGTCGTTTGATCTTCCAATATGCTTCATTCAACAACTCACGTTCACTTCACTTCTTCCTTGCTGCATTCCCTGTGGTCTGCATCTGGGCAACTGCAATGGGTGTGAGCACAATGGCATTCAACTTGAACGGATTCAACTTCAACCAGTCGGTTGTTGATGCATCTGGTAAAGTGATCCCAACTTGGGCAGATGTTCTTAACAGAGCAGGTCTTGGTATGGAAGTTATGCACGAGCGTAACGCTCACAACTTCCCACTAGATCTTGCTGCTGCTGATTCAACTCCTGTTGCTTTGATTGCACCTTCTATTGGTTAATACTATCAATTTAATATGATATTCAAGACCCCGAAAGGGGTCTTTTTTTATGGCATATAGATACTGTATGATCAAAAAAATTTGGGATGTCTGGAAGTATTCACTTGGGAGTTTCTCCGACGACAAAACAGAACGATATGATAACCACATTGTTCTTGTACGGACCATTCTATTTCTCAGTTATCTTATCACTAACTGTTTTATTATCAGCGGAGTCATTCGACATTGGAATCCACCCGAAGAAACTGCTACTAAATACCTAAAACGAGTACCTAACACAGACGTTGACTATACAAAACGACCATTGGTTTAGTAGAAATTGTGATCCTGAGGACTCTGGCGAACAGCAAGAAGCAGTCCAGTCTGGAGGGGGTGGTACTGGTGCGCCTGGGGGTGGTGCTTCTCCTAATACATTAGTGGGTGTTGTAGAACAACTTCTAGGTCAATGTTATGGTGACAGTGGTACTCTTCTACAAAAGAATTTTCCTACAGATCCTGAGTTACCGTTACCACCTCCTGTTCACATTCCGTGGGACCCTCTGTTATCACAGATTGTTGGTCTTGGACTGGGAGCACCTTTGACTCCTGATATATTATTTGTTCCTCCTACTGCAGATGATGAAGATAGTGGTAAGGTTTGTACCTCTCCACCAGGGACAACTAATGCATCTCCAATTACTGTAGAATGCGACAACGATAAGAACTTAGAACTTCAAGATTGTATTCAGAATCATCTTGATTGTTTCTTCAGACCCTTTGTTGGTGGTGCGTGGAAACCACCTCAGGCAGACTGTGATTCATTCGTTCCTAAAGCAACGTATGGTACAACCAATATGGTTTGTATCAGAAATTGTGTTACCGAAAGAGCACCTGTATTTGAAATGAGAAAAGGTATGGGTACTCCAGGGACTGCTATCTTCAATGGTGCCAACACTGTAACTGTTACTGGTAATACTTCTCAAACAATATCTTTTCATTTTGAGTGGGATGATAACCCTAGAACAGCAGGCACTGCTGTAGATAGTATTACTGTTAGTGGCACTACCTTTACTAGAGTTGGGGAGAAAGGAAAGCAGACAATAGCAATCACACTCGCACCTGGGGACCATAGTATTTCTTACTCAGGTCTATCTGGTTCTGGATATTCTGTTGACAATGATAAGAACTATGGTGACAACAAGTCGATTGCATTCAAAGACAATGATGGTAATGATGCCAACGCAAGGTTTTCTATCTTAGGTAATAATAATATTGGCAGAGATCATAGGTACAGTCTTTCAGACACACCTGATGCAGGTTATCAGCAGGTAGGTGTATCATTTTATGGCAACATAGTTCCATCAAGTACAGGACGTAGTATTTCAGTACATAGAACCTTCTCAGCATCTAGACAAGACACTCAGTTAGTATCTGATGTTGCAGGTGAGAGTAGTGACCTAGATGAAGGTGGTTACCAACCACGTGATGAGATTCTTTTCTATGGATATAGAGAGGCAGAAGATATGATCTCAGAACTGATGGAGGGTGAGAAACCTGCACCTCTACATCGGTACTATAGTTTTGAGGGTAATGATCATAAGTATTCAATTGAATCACTTGGTAATGTAGCGAGCGCACCAAATCTCAAGAATAATATATTCAGGTTTGAAACCCCCGCTGAGTCTGCACTTAAGATTCAACTTAACATACGACGTGGTGGTGCTTCCTATGAGAATACATTTGGATGGTATGTAACTAACGCAGACAATGAACCTATCTTTGGTCGTGTTCTAGTAGACAATGCTACTGATGCATCTGGTACTTTCCATAGAAAGATTCCTAGAGACGAGATCAATTCTTATATGCCTTGTAATCTTGGGTTCTTTATAATTTCTGATGGTAATAATGGTGGTGCATTTGATGGTCAAGACATTACATTCTCACCACATAATAATTCGCACGGTCCTGGATGGACTACTAATGAGAACAGTCATCCTAAACAAAACGGATATGTATTTTTCTCAGACAGGAGATTGAATCCAGATAAAAGGGATCAGACTAAGTGGCCAGATAATGTTTGGCAATATTGGGAAGACTTGTTCGATGGTGATGAGGACTATAATGATGTTCGTATATCATATAGAGTAGGGTATGGTGAAAGTGAATACTACTACGAAGGTATTGAATGTTATGTGTTCTCTGAACCTGCTCAACCAGTTATGGCAAACATCAACGTACAAGATGACTGTGAGAAGAAAGCATTTAGGAAGGGGTCATTTGGTGATGTGATGTTGGTCCGTACAGAATGTGGTTCCTATCACGAACATCCTAAGACAGGTGCTGACACGTGGGAGTGTGGTAAATGTAAAGGTGACTATGCAAATAGTATTAACAGAGTACAGAAAGTTAAGATTGCAAAATCTACAACACTAACGATCAGATCACACGGTGGTATGACTGCAGGTTATGGTGACTGCACTAAGTTTACTTGGTTACTTAAATTGAATGGTGATG